CGAGTCCTTCTGTCGGAGCATCGACTCGACGACCGTCCGCGTCACCCAGAACGAGCCGTCGGGCTGGTCGGCGGGAAACTTCCCGCGGTAGGTGATCCACTTCGGGCCCCACGAGTTGAGGCACAGGAGGGCGTCGGACGGGCTCCCGTTCTTCTGGTAGCGGACCGCGAGAAAAACCATCTGGTGGGCCCACTGGCCCGAGGCCGCGGCGTAGCCCTGGGCGTCGGTGACGCTCGCGAAGCCCTGCATCGACGCGACAGGGATCGGGAAGCCGGCCTCGATCGCGGCGGCCGCCTCCGCCCAGGTCGTGACCATCGCGACGTGTTGGGCCGGGTGTTTCTTGGCGATCGTGTCGAGCTTGCCGCCGTCGCCCTGCCCGCCGCAGCCATACGCGCCCCAGTCCTTCGCCCTCGTCGCGGAGTAGGCCGAGAGATCGTAGCGGTCGAACTTCTCGCGGTAGACCACGCCCCAGTCGCGAACGAATCGCGCGGCGGCCGCCCCATAGGATCCGTCACTCCAGCCGCCGACGGGCGACGATCCGTCCCCGGACCTTCCGCGGGCCTCGACGCGCGAGCCGCCATAGATCGCTTCGGTGCTCGGGAAGAGCGGCGGCTCGGCCAGCCGGCCGGTTTCCCAGTCGATCGCCTGGGCGACGTAGACCCCGTGAGCCCAGCCCCAGGAGACGCAGTCGCCGATCCCCTGCCGCTCGACGACCCACGGCCGGCCGTATCGGGCGACGTGGGCCTTCTGGGCCGACCGATAGAGGAACGTATCGATCCCCTTCGCGTGGGCGACCGTGTCGGCTCCTGCCTGCCGGAACAGAGGCTGGGGCAGCTCGGCGAGGAAGGCCTCGACTCCCTGCGGGTCGGGACGGTAGCCGAAGTCTCTGTCGTCGGACGATCCGACCGTGCCAGGCCGTCGGCCCCAGCCGGCGACCAGGACGGCCGCGGCGATGCCCAGAAGGCCGGCGACAGCGAGCCACCGTAGGCGGTTAGCGTGCGGCATCTTCGGCAGCCCTCCCGATCTCGCGATAGGCGGCGACCCAGGCCGACCGCTGGGCCGGCGACATCGGGCCGCCCGACGTGCCGGCGGCTCCGTCGAGGTAGACCTTGATCGCCTCGCGGGCCCGCGGGTGCTTCTCGCCCAGGCTCACGCCCCGGCATCGCAGCTCGCGGGCACGCTGCCGCAGATCGTCCACGGCGACGCCGGTCCGGATGAGCGGCTCGGGCTGCATCCCGTCCCACTCGATCTCCGAGGCGAGCTCGTCCATGAGGGCCGCTACCGTGGCGGCGTCGGCTGCGGCGTCGGGGCCGACGAACGTCCCCCGCAGCACAAGCCGCGCGTCGGGGGCGGGCGTCGGGGCCGGGGTCGGCGACTGGTTCCCGCCGTAGCCCCACGCGAGGGCCGCCGCGGCGATCAGGCCCGCGCCGATCACATGCTTCCGCTCGAGCTGCGGGAGTGGCACGGACGCGGCGACCTGGCCGAGCCGGTCGCCGGCCAGGACGTAGACGGCGGCGGCGACGAGGAGAGCGGTGATCATCGCGACCTCACGAGTTGGAGCAGGGGCTCGACGGCACCGGCCGCGAGCGCGAGAACGAGAGAGCGGATCGCCGGGCGGACGAGGACCCAGATCGGCAGGGCCGCGAGCGGGACGGCGCGATCGGCCAGGGCGTCGAAGAGCATCGCGGCCGCGTCGATCGCGACCTGTTTCTTCTGGGGGCCCGTCATGCCGGCGACCTCGTCGAGCGCGGTGATCGCCACGCGGAGCAGGGCCACGAGCAGCTCGCCGAACTCGGCCCACGTCAGGCCGTCGGCGGCGCGGGCCTTCGCCGTCTTGATGAAGACGTAGACCTTGTCCAGGAATCCGGACTCCTGCCCGGCGGCTGCGGTGGCGGCGGCGGTCGTGGTCACTTTTTTCGTCTCCAGACGGCATGGGCGGGGACGACCTGGCGGCGACGCTGCCGGCAGGTCTGGCACTCGACGTAGCGGACCTGGCGGTCGCCGGCCCGCTTGCTCGACTCGACGCGGCAGCGACCGCCGCAGGTGGGGCAGGTGCTGGTCACGCCTTCACCCCGACGACGTAGATCTCGACGTTCGCGACCCACTGGACCGTGAGCGAGACGGAGGCCCCAGTGGCCGTCGCGGGTGCCGAGAGCGTGATCGCCGTCCCGCTCGTGATGCTGGCGACCGTCGTCCCCGCGGGGATGCCCGTCCCGGAGACCGCCATCCCGACGACCATCGACGCGGTCGACGCGAGGCCGGTCACCGCGGCCGAGCCGTTCGTTGTCGCCCCGGTCGCCGAGATCGCGGTCGCGTTGTTCGTGAACTTGACCGTCCGGGAGGACGCCGTCACCGGCAGCCCGTCGACCGGCGCGTAGTGGATCGCCACGCCAGACTTGCCGACGTTGTGGCCGGTGATCTGCGACCATCCGTCCGTCGCGCCAGGCTCGACCCGCACGGTCGCCCCCGGCGACGTGTTCCGGATGGTCAGGCTTTTGATGGACGCGGGCGACGCGTAGACCAACGAGCCGAAGATCACGGACTCGAGGAGCGACACGTCGAGCGTGGTCGACGCAGCGGCGTTCAGCGTCAGGACGCCCGACCAGTAGAGGTTCGCCTGCCCGGTGCCGCTGCCCTCCGCGAGGTCGGTCCGAAATGTCGCCTCGCGGGCGATCGTCACGTCCCCATCCGAGAACGTGGTCCGAAACTGCACGGACCCGACGTGAGTCAGCTTGGTCGACATGCTCGCTCCCGGTTAGACGTTGGCCTTCATTCGGGCGACGGCGGCCGCGGCTGCGGCCCGGGCACCGGCCAGGGACGAGACCCGCAGGGCCCGGGTCGGCTTCGCGTCGGTGGCCGAGACGATGCCCTCGGGGTAGTCGTCGACCCACACGTCGACCGCCAGGCCGGCGGCGGCCGCGGCGTCCCGCTTCTGGGTGTTCGCCCCGCAGAGGATCAGGTCGGAGACCTCGAGGTCGGCGAACGCCAGCCGCAGCTCCTCGCGGTTCGCCTCGTCGTTCTCGCGCCGCGAGATGCAGACCACGCGGTTCCCGGCGGCCGTCGCCATCGCGACGAACGACCGCCAGAGGCCGGGGGCCGCGGTCCAGGTCCGATCGTAGTCGAGCGAGATCACGAGCCCGCGGCCCTCGCTCCTGTGCTGGACGAGCCCGCGGGCCGCCTTCCATGCCGACAGGGAGCGAAGGCCGACGGAGCTATTCGGATAGGCCGCGTGGGTGACGGGCGACACGTCGAAGATCGCCGCCTCGGTGATCGTCCGCGTGACGTTCCCGGCGGGGTCTTCGTCCCACGACTCGCCCCGCGCTTCGGTGAGCGAAAACGCGAAGGACGACCCGAAGATGTACCGGTCGCGAATCAGGGGCACGACCTCGGCCGTCGTCGGCGTGCCGACCGGCGGCGTGGCCCGGAATACGAGACCCTTGTCGGTCTCCTGGATGTCGAGCGTGCCGTTGGTGGTCCGGCCCAGGACCGCGGAGTCCTGGTGGTTGTACTTCGCGACCACGTCGGCCTTGCCGCGCGGGTCGTTCGGCGTCCGGTCGAGGTACTTCCTGAAGGCCCCCGGCATGAAACGCTCTTTGAACCCGCCGAGGTCCACGGACCACTTGTTCCATGGCGGGGCCATGCCGACGATCACTGGCCGGCCGTCGTCGCGCGTCTCCAGGCGGAGCTCGACATCGGGGTCGGCAGACTGCGACAGGTAGCGGGTCTCGATCTGGTTCGACATGGTCACTCCCCTCCGGTCTCGATCGGCGTGGCCGACAGTTCCGATACCCGCTTCCCGACCGTGAACTCGGTCGGCTCGCCGTCGAAGTACACGCGGACGCTCGCGGCCGGCTCGGCCTCGGTGGCGGTGATCGCGTAGGGCGAGCCCTCGACGCCGAGGACGCCGTCGGTCATCAGGTGCTCGATGACGCCTTCGCCGCCCGCCCAGTAGACGCGCTGCCCGAGGCGGAAGCCGCCGGCCTCGGTCACGTCGTCGCCCGGGGAGTCGTCGGTCGTCTCGCCGGTGCCGTCGGCCTCGTCGTCCGGCGTGTCGCCGGCCGGCTCGGGGACGGAGGCGGGCGGCTCGCCCCCGGCGGCCCCGGCCTGGGCGGCCGCGGCGTCGAGCGTCGAGAACCCGAGCTGCACGAACGTCTGGTTCGCCGCCGGCGTGTCGAGGAGG